TCACCTTGGCCAACCATCGCTAAAAATCTGCCTATTGTTGTTTCACCTTGTCGTCTTGTTTTTTTACTATCATCACCTGTTAAATCTGAACCTCTTTGTACTCTTGCTGATTTAGCACCCTTAGCCGCTTGAGCAATTCTAGCTTCTGCCGTATTTACTATTCTCTCACCAGATGGACCTGATTCTCTACCAATTCTAGGATCACTTTCAACATTGTCTAAAGACTTATCCCTAGGTAAACCAAGTCTAATATCAAAATTTCCTATTCTTCTACCGCCTCTTAAAATTGCCATTAAATCATTCTCCTACTGTCAGCATAAACTCTACTTGTTCCTGCTTTCTTAAATTGTTGTACAGGTAAATACACAGCCAATGCTGCCTCATCAAAATCTATTCGTAAAAACTGTGATCTTACATGACCATACAAATATTTTTTGATAGTTGGTTTTACTAAACCAATACCTTTTACATCATCATAAGTAGCATCAATTTTTGTTTTTTCATTTAAACCACCGTCAGCAAATCTTTGCATACGTTGTAATAATCTAAATCTCAATAGTGGTGGTAAATAATGAAAGTTCATTCCCATAAAACCACCTTTAATTGGTTCAAGTGGTAACACTAATGGGAAAGTGTCATAATAAGGCAAAGTCTTTTTTAACTTTGGGTCATAAAAGAACATATTTAATCGGCCAGCACTTGGTCTACCAATTAACTTACCTTGATTCATTAACTTTCTAGCAGTAATTCTATCAGCAAGTGAAGATACATTATTTCTGTACCAATTTGCTGATTTTCTTATACCACCTTGTTTATCTACTAATGGGTCTAGGATTGAAGCCATATCTATATTTATACGCTGGATATAAAAAAGAGGCCGTTATTTCTAACGGCCTCCAAGCATACAGTTTAGAGAGAGATAGTTTACTCTTCCTCAGCTAATTTACTAAAGTAAGACAACGTATCGTCATCATCACTAGCTTCTGGTTGAGCACTAACTGGTGTGCTTTTCGCTGTAGCGTTGTTTTGTGGCGGGAGGCTTACATTTTCAACGGTACTAGCGTTTCTATCACCCGTAATTACCCTATTCAGTTTCTCTTTGAGTTCATCATAGGTTTTAAAATTACTAGGGTCAAGGAAAGGTTTTAGAGCGTGTTGTTTTGACCAGATTTCTTTAATCTTGTCATCACTTTCAGCAACAGTTGACACGCCTTCAAATTCAGACTTGTCATAATTCCAATAGCCATCAACTTTTCTGATTTTTAGTTTAAAGTTCGCACCTTTCCAAAAATCAAATGGGTTAATTGGTTTCTCATCATCAAATGCTGGTTGCATTGCTTCTGTAATCTTATCAAATATTTTTTTACCAAACTTGTATAAGAAAACTTTACCTTCATTCTCTGGATGTTTAGGGTCTGATACAACTAATATATTAGAGTAGTAAGATAATTTTCTTTTTCTTTTTCTTGCTATCTCTTTGTCACTATCAACACCTGTATTCCATAGTCTTGTGTTTTCTTCACTAACAGGATCTTTTTGAGATAATGTTGTTAATGAGTTTTCAATATACCAGCCACCTTTGTCTTGGAAAGCGTGTGACCAAATTCTTTGCCAAGGTAAATCTTCACCCTCTACTGACGGTAAGAATCTAATAACAGCGTAACCATTTCCAGTTTTATCTAAATCTGGTTTCCAAAATCTGTCGTCCTGATATTTGTTTTTATTTGATTGATCTTCTGGAGCAAGGTTTTGCTCTAGTGCTTTTGTTAACTTGTCAAAATTGCTTGACGAGCTTTTTAATGTTTCAAAGTCCATATTTTCTCCTTATTACTTTGTATTCGTTGTATTTGTGTAGGCTGTTTAATCGCCTTCATTTTTATTTATACTTCTTTTCCACTTACGATAGCCATTTAGCCAATCTTTTTGTGGAGTGTTCTTAATTCTATTCTGTATTCTCTCACAGATAGAAACTATTTTATCACATAACTTATAAATTATACTGTCAAACATAATTACCTCTTAATATGTACCTGGTGGGACTTATTGGTTTACCCACAAGCTTTCCCGAAGCGTCCAATCTTTTAAAAGATGGTCGGTACTCACAGCAAAATAGTGTGTCTTCAGCCACTAGGCCGTAACCCTCACTACCCTCGCCTTACACCCGCTTAAGCGTTGTTCAGCCACAAGGCCAAAACAGTTTGCAATACTATTTTGTTTTAACATATTCTGTCTAATATAACACATTTTATCTAAAATGTCAATGCCCATTTGATAACCATTCTAAATCATATTGAGGTACATTAAAATCTATTATTTTTAACGGTTTTATCTTATTTAAATTGATTGTATACCATACCTGATCACTCATTTTTTCTTTTATACTAACTCTTATATTATCATTTTCACCTAGCCAACCACTATCATTTTTCTCAAAGTTTAGTTCACCGACCTTTAATTGCTCTTTTTTAAATACAATTAATTTATAAGTCTTTGTCTTTTTCCAATCATCAACTTTAGCAAAGTTATACTGATAATCAAAATGGTCTTCATCAATAAACTTTACTTTTTCCTCTATTGTATTATGTGATGTTGTTCTATGTGATGAAAATATTAACAAATTTCTATTACTCTTATATTTACCAGACTTAACTGATATTTTTTTATTAGATACTATTAAATCATAACCTATACTGTGTGAACCTGTATCGTGTTTTACATCACCAAATAATGATCTTTCAAATATTGATTCTAATAACTTATTGTCTAGTGGTATTTCAGGATATAAGTCGTGGTGCAATTCTAAATTTTTTTTAAACTTTGCTATATTTAAATCAATCATTTTAAATTAAAGTTTTTTATAAATTGTTTCATATCAATATACTGTAGGTTTCTAACCGTACCGTCCCACTCTCTAACAGGACTATTAACATCATTAGCATTTCTTAAATCTGGATTTACTTTTATAAACTCCACTCTATTATGTTTATTCTTACCATTAAAGTCCCAAAATGTCTGTTTCCATTGTTGTACCCAATTGACACTTGGTGTTGGTGCGTGATCTGGTAAAACATAGTTTTGTGTGCCTTTGTACATATTATTAACTTTACCTGTTGTACTATTTAAATCATGGCCTATTAAGTAAACTTCATCTGGTTGTTCTTTTAAACAGGCAATATAACCAGAAATAGGACCTGCTGCCCAACCTGGATCTTTTTTATCTTCCAATACATCATTAATACAATTGGACTTATCATTATCTTTTATCCAAGAAATCTTAATTGATTTTTGTTGTACATATTTTTTATGTTTTGATTTGTCTTTTCTTACAACATGAGCCACACCTGCCACACTTGAACCGTGCATTACAAACTGATTGGTTTCTGGTGTTCTTTTGTTTTCATAAAAGGCACCTTCTTCTCTAGCTAATCTTAAATCTTCATCTGTGGCACCGGCCTTAATCATATTTTCATACAGTTCAGCAGGTACTTTTGACCAGTTTCTAAAGTAACATTGATTATTATGACAATAACCACTATGATATATCTCGTGCATTATACCTTGGTCAACACCAATTAATACATCTGGTGTAAAATCTCTATATAAGGCATTACAACCATATATTTTACCGTGTTCTCTTAATTGTCTTAAATCTATACTTCTACGGCTTTCACCATTACCTATTACAAATACTCTTTTCATTTGTTTACAAATACGTCTTTCATAATCATTCTACATTCTGTTTCATTAAACCTAATAAAAGGTTTTAATCTGGTAAGCGTAGATGAGATTTTAGGCCATACAACTTTCTCGGTAATTTCTTTAGACCAATTCTTACTAAACGATAAAAAGTGGTCAAGCACGATTGCGGTTTGGGATGATAACTTTTTTTGAATAAGTAGGCGTAACAATCTAGGATGTTGTCCGCCACGGCAAACGAAACCATCATCAAAAGAAATATTATTAGAGAGAAAGTCATCACTAATCCGTACACAATCAGCTCTAAAGTGATAGGCAAAAGCCTCTTTACGTTTTTTATAATCCAAATAAACATCTTTACCATCTTTTTGTAAAAGATTACCAATCCATCCCTTGCTATCTGAAGCAAAGTTAGCAACAAAGAAATCAAGTATATTATCTTGTCCATATTGTTTACTTAACTTGTGAAAGAAATATCTATCATTTCTTTTTGTAAACGTTTCAAGTTTACAGTTAACCTTTCCATCATATTTAACATAATCATAAGTTTTTGTTGTGAAGTGTAATTTAACTCCCAAATATACTTTAAATACATCAAACCCTCCATACATATTTTAAACTGGCAATTGGCCACACTTCGGATACTTTAGCATCCTCTTATTAGTAGCTTCTAACTTAATCTTTTCTTTTAATGATTTTGATATTAGATTTTTTATTGTACCAGGATCTACTTCTAGTTCCTCACAATATAAAATTACAGCGTCCATATGTGAACACTTTTTTTCTTTGACTATGTTTTCTATTTTTAAACTAAATTCTTTACTATTCATTTTCACCTTTTTTTTGGGTGGTTACTAACGCTAGCTTTCACCACCACAGTTATAACATTACCAATATAACATATTGGCCTTAATTTGTCAACCTTGTTTTCGTATTTCAGTAACTAAATCAAATGTATGAAATAAAATACATCTTTCAAGGTTACTTGGTATATCTAATACAGCAATTGTGTGACCTGTTTCTTTGTTAATCATATAAGTTAACATATAAACTGGCTCACCATCTTCTACCATACCTGTTCTACCTAATGATAGATGGAATGGTTTTAAATTGTAGTGATCTATATATGTCTGTATATCTTGTGGTGTACCGCACAAAGCAGGTAGTTCTAGTTGATAAAGTTCTCCTACAATTTTTTCATGGTCAGCGTTTGCTGATAACACGAATAAACTCATCAATAAACCGATTAATATTTTTTTCATTAGCCCTCTCTAACGATAAAATGAAGGCCACATTTTTAATTAATTACTTAATTTTATCTTTGTTTAGTTCTTCATAATATTTATAAAAACCATCAATTGCTTTCATAAGGTCTTGTTCGTAATCTTTCTTTTCCTTAATAAAACATTGAGAAGTACCGTCTTCACTTGCCAACAAAATTACAATTTGTTCAATTGGTGTACCAAAAGTTTCTTCGTACATATGAGCATAGGCCGTTGTTTGCATGAAGTAATTGTCAATCCAACTTTCTTGTCGTTCTTTATTTGCTGTTTTAAAATCAATTACAGATAACTTACCATTATATTCTGCCACACAGTCCACTTGGCCAGCAATTGTTAGTTTTTTACTATACATAATTGCTTCTAATAAGTGTATGTTATCTACTTGATCTATGTAAGGTTTTAATAGTTTAAATAAACCTAATGGTAACACATCACGGATAGATGGTGTTTCGTTTTTGATATATTGTTCAACTAAAGTGTGGGTTGCCTTACCTCTACGAGCCGCTCTACCCATTTCCCATTGAGCAACTTTCTCACCAATACTATCACGCCATTTTTGTAGGCCGTCTTTTTTAAGTTGACCTAATACTGTTGTAACTGAAGGATAGTTTTTACCGTCTATATTATAAAATCTAAAACCATCAACTTTCATGCCTTTGGTTTGAGGAAGTAATGTTTTGTCTAAATCTTTAAACTTAAATTCTTTTTTTGCCATAATATTTCACTTTCATTTATTGTATTATTATAATATAACATAATTTCCATCATCTGTCAAGCCTTATGTGGATCTATAATCCATCAAATGACTATTAATTAAATCGGGAGATTTTCTAATCTCTTCCCGTTTCTCTTTTCACTTTGGATCGTAAGATACGTATTTGGTTTTACCGTTTTCATCCCTAAACGCTCTTAAAATCTGTTTTCTGTTTTCACCGTCAGCTTTATACGAGCAGTGAATCCACCCACTGTTTGGTTCATCAATATTATGGTATTCCAAAATTAATTGGTCAAATTCCAGATTGTTAGCTATGTATTTACATAGTTCAGCGTTGCTCAATCCAAACACCTCAAAATCGGCCGCCTCCCCTTTAGCGTGTTGTGAATTGACACTTGAGCCAATCTTAACACACAACTCTGGACTTCTATACCCACTTGATATGGATACTACTTTACCATAATGATCTCTTACTTTTTGTAAAACATTTTCACAAAGAGCTTTTAAATTATTCATGTGGTCCTCACTAGGATTATTATTAATCCCATGACGAGTAGCCGTTTGTGAAGTTGTCATTTCTTTTAAACTAAAATTATTGCTTAATTTCATTTAACTTTTCCTTTGCTTTTAATTTTAACTTTTTGAGTTCTCTTAATTGAAACCAACTTGTACTTGATCTATCATTATTTCTAACTTCTTCAACTTCATTTACTTGTTTTTTAAGTTCTTTATGTTTTGCTTTCGCTATCATATTAACTCCTTGTTAATTTTAAGATTTTCTCTATTTGTGCCTTTAGTATTGGTTTTCTATTTGGCCAATGTATATAAGGCTCGTCACTTTTAGATA